CCGCGGCCATCATGGCCTATGATTGGCAGCAAATAGAAGCTGAATACAAGGACAGAAGCAATGCTCGCGCCCTCGCTGAAACAGAAATAGCCAAAGGCAACGCATTTACTGGCCTCTTGGCTGCCATTGTGCGCCCAGTCTGGGGACTTGGAGCCTTTACTCTAGTCACATACTCCCTGATTGCAGACAAGTCAATCAGTGCTGCCCTGGATTCCATCATTCAGACAGTTCTAATGTTCTATTTTGGGGGCAGAACAATAGAAAAGATTGCCCCATTGGTCACTTCAGCTATGGCCCGCAAACAGTAGCTACCCTTGCAGCCCTGGAGCCTCCTGTCAATGAATCTAGAACGTATAGCCAAGCTTCTAGCCATAGGCATTCCTGCCACTCAGGTAGCTAATGCTGTGGGTATCACAGATGGGCGGCTCAGTCAGCTGGTCAGTGAATCAACAGAACTTCAAGCCCTAATCACAGCCAATAAGGCTATCATTGCTACCCAAGAAGTCAACAAAGTAGCTACCTTAGAAGGCATCGAGCGTGATCTGATAGACAAGATTGGCGGACTAGTTGGTGAACTAGACTCCCTAGGTGAGGGTGTTCGTGCCCTAGAAGGCATCATGAAGATCAAGGCTAGCAAATCTGCTGCCCCTGAAACTAGCCGCCCAGGGCAGGCCACAATCATAATAAACAAGCTAGTCCATGCCCACCTAGAACTGGTCCTATCTTCCTCCAATGAGATAGCTTCCATTGAAGGCCGGTCTATGACCACCATGCCCAAGAAACAGGTACTGGAACTTGTCAAAGAAAGAAGCGAAACAGCGTCATTCTAATACTTACAGTTCTGATGACAAGTATCTAAGGCACAGTCGCCTGTCCTTGCAACGTAAGAAGCAGCTTGCTGCCCTGCTGGCTCAGTCTCCTGCCCACGCTGAAGCCAGTGATTCTACTAAGGCTAATGAGATTGCGCTGTGGAACAAGAAAGTCAAATAGCAGAAACCCAGCTTGACATTGCAGAATTAGAGCTGCAATGCCGTAACAACCTTGATGTCTTTGCAGCAACAGCGCTACCTGACATCATAACATTTCCATTTCCGCCCTTCTATCATACAGTTTGGGCACTGTTAGTTCAAGTTCTCTACACTTTACGCTATCCAGATGAACCAGCTCCAGCAGCCATATCAGAGCTAGATGTTCGTAGAATCTTTCGTTTTGCTTTAGGCATTCCACGAGGCCATGCTAAGACAACATTCATTAAGCTTCTAGTAGTCTATGCTATCCTTTACGATCTAATAGATTTCGTCTTGATTGTCTGCGCTACAGAACCACTAGCTTACAATTTCCTATCAGACGTAAATGATACCTTGAATAGCCAGAACATCCGCGCCATCTATGGCTCCTGGAATGAGAATCTACGCAAAGATTCCCTAGCCATGAAGCGCGGACTGTTCAATGGGAAAGACAAGATCATCATGGCAGTAGGTGCCAATTCAGGTATTCGTGGTGTCAACATTGGCCATCATCGTCCTGATATGATACTCATGGATGATGCACAAACTAAAGACAATGCATCATCTGAAAAGGAACAAAGCTGGTTGCTAGAGCATATCATAGGCACAATCATCAAAGCGCGTAATATGCGCAAGTGTATGGTAGCCTATATTGGGAATATGTATAATAAAGAGTGCATTCTTCATCAATTCAAGACCAGTCCATCTTGGTATTCCTTAGTCACTGGTGGAGTGCTAGCTGATGGAACAGCTCTATGGGAAGAACTCATTCCATTAGAAGTTCTCTTAGATGATTATGCCAACGATGCTAGCCTAGACAAGGCGCACATTTGGTTTGCTGAAATCCAGAATGATCCTATTGGGTGCTAGACGCTCCATGCTGCCTGATGGGCAGCTACCACCAGCAATAGAATATGAAGATTCAGAAATCCTTGGAGCATTCATTACCATTGATCCTGCTGGGCGCAAGAAGAAATCAGATGCCAATGTCATTGCAGCACATCTTCTATTAACAGATACCAGAATAGTGATTGCTGAAATTGGAGTTCTGCAAGGACAGGCAGCAGATCCTCAGTCAGTCATCAAAGCTGCCATAGACATGGCTATACGCTACAACGCTAGTGTGATCTTCCCTGAGGCTGTAGTCCTATCAGGAAACCCTAGCTTTCTGGCTTGAACTATACCTAACTGACTATAATCTTCAGCAATCCATCTTGGTTGAGCCTCTCAATCCTGGGCGAGCAGCCAAGACAGCACGAATCATGGCCTATTTTGCATCCATGCAGAATGGGCTAGCTAGCATCAATAGCCCCAAGGCTCGCAGCCTGGTCACCTATCAAGCACTAAGTTACGATTTCGATCGTACAGACAATTCAGATGACATCCTAGACTGCTGTGCTATGGGCAATCTAGTTCGTAGTTCCAAATTGCATCTAGTGCATTTGGTTGAACAGGAGAAGCCCCCTGTTCCTGTACGAGTAATGACTAGCAATACTCCAATGGATGCCTACACTAGGCGTAGCAATCGATCACATCACACGCACCACTAGGCAGCTTAAGGAGCTAATTGCTATGGCAGATGACAAGACAAAACCACTGATCAATTTGAGCCCTAAAGCTCACAATGATCTAGTAGACTATATCAATGCGCTTGTGCAAGCTCAGGCTCAGTTCAGCTCCTTTACAGAGCGGCTGGAATCCATAGACATGGATTACTATCTGTACAAGAAACAGTCTACACGTATGATTGATGGGCGAGACAACCAGCCTAAGCCGCAATCAGAAATAGAAGATATCATTGAGGCTCCTATTGCAGTCAGTCAAGTCGACTCAGTAGTAGCCTATCTAACATCCCTATACCTAAGTGGCTACCCACTTTTTGGCATTGTCACTTCAAAAGAATACCAGAGTGCTGGTGAGCAGTTAGAAGCAGTGATTGATAGTCATGCTATCCGCGGCCGCTGGGGCAGAGAGTTCATCTTATCTTTCATAGATGCTGCAAAATACAACCTTTGCGGAGTGCATCAAGATTGGGGTCCAATCACCACGCTCACAGCGCAGAATGATACAACATCATCTAGTTCCATTCCCAAGCTAGAAACCAGGCTTGAATACATCAACAAAGTCAAATCTCTAGATCTTTACAATTCTTTCTGGGACTATTCTAAGGCTCCTTCTGATGTATCAGAGAAGGGAGAATATATAGGCTACCATGAGCTGGTCAACAAGACAGAACTCAAGACTGAGAGCATAGCCCTTTCAGCTGCAATGGAAGCCTACAATCTACGAGAAGCTTTCAATTCATCCTTTGCTAATGATAATGCTTGGTACAAGGCTCGCCCAATAGTCACCAATTCTCTAACTCCTCCAGCTGTTCCAGGCGTAGACTGGGTTGCTTATGCCCGTAATCTAGCTCCCCGCTCCCAGAAGGTAGATTATTTAGACTATTCACGCCTCTATCTTAAAACAACCGCCTATATTCGAATCATCCCTAGTGAATTCGGACTGAATGTTCCAGCTCCTAACACCCCGCAAATCTATAAAGTCACCCTAATCAATGGCAAGTATATCATTGGCCTGCGTAGGGTAATCACGCCATTCAATATGATGCCTATCATGCTTGGGCAGCTGCAAGAAGATGGATTCAGTTATCAAACCAAATCCATTCTTGAGAATGCTATGCCCTGGCAGGATGCTACAACAGAGCTTCTGAACATCAGGCTATCAAGTGCTAGGCGCGCGATCTCCGATCGTGCTGTCTATAATCCTGATGTGCTATCACCACATGATGTCAATACACGTAGCCCAGCTGCTAAGATTCCTATGAAGCCCGGCTTGCGTGGAGATCTGGCCAATGCCCAGCAAGCCTATGCAGCTATTCCATTCAATGACTCAGGAACATCAAGCACCATAGGAGATATCAATTCCCTTCTCACTCTGAATGAATATCTCTATGGGATCAATGCATCCAAACAGGGAGTATTCAAGAAAGGCAATCGTACCTTAGGTGAGTATTCAGATGTGCAGCAATCCTCAGACGATCGCTTGCGAGTCATGGCACTGCGCCTAGATGCCCAGATATTCATTCCTCTTAAGTTCCATATCAAATCCAATATCTTGCTCTATGCTGAAGAATCTAAGCTTGTTCGCCAATCCACAGGCACCGTAGTCAATGTAGATATCGCCACCCTGCGTGAAGCCATTCTAGACTTCAAGGTAAGCGATGGGCTAACTCCCAAATCTAAAATTCTGCCAACAGACGTACTTATGAGTTTCATGCAATTCATCCAAGGTAATCCAGAAGTCAATCGTGAATATGATGTCATCAAAGCTGTATCTCATGTTATGAATCTTGCAGGCATATCCAATCTAGACCAATATAAACGAGATCCACAAGAGATCGCTCAAAGGGATCAGGAGCAGCAACAAAGAATGCGAGCTGAAGCAGCTGCTCAGCAGCCTCCACAGCCAGCACCCCAGCAGTCAGCTCAATAGCAGTCAGCTCAATAGGTACCGCAGCCATGATCAAGATAGAAAATCCACTCTTTGAGCGTTATGAACTCACGCCACAAGAAGAAATAGAAGCCAAATTTCTATTGGCCAATCCTATTCTTCAGGGCTACATTCGTAACATTGTGGCCACAGAGCTTCTAAGCTATATGGCTCAAGATATGCTCACAGCCAATGACAGTTTTGAAGCAGTTAAAATAGTAGCAAATAAAGCCTTCAACAATGGCCTTATTGCTTTAGGCAAACGACTCATCATCATCGCTCAGGAGAATGGGAATGGATCTTAAAGGAATCTTCAAAGGTAGTGCAGCTAAGGTGGATGCCTCCACTGCTAGTCAGGCGGCAGGACAGCAGACTGGCCAGCAAGGTGGAGCTAGCGCTGAGGGTGCTGATGCTACCCAGTCTAAGGCAAGCTCGCCCCTTGACGCCTTCAAATTTTTGGTGCCTAATATGGCAGACGCCAATGGCGCCGACTCTGGTGACGGTAAGTCTAAGCAAGTGGCCTTCAGCCGCTCAAGCGAAGCTATGACACCAGAGAATCTCAATGCAATCGCTTCTAAGCTAGATTTCTCTAGCGCCATCAGTCCTGCATCACTTGCTGCCCTACAGGAAGGCAAGCCAGATGCTCTGCTTTCTGTCATGAATGATGTCGGACGTGCAGCTTATATGGCTGCATTGCAGCATTCCGGTGCCATGAATGACACGATTCTAGACAACCGCCTCAACTCCCTATCAAAAGCACTGCCAGATGATATTAGCAAAGTCCTGACTGACAATGGGCTGCGCGAACATATCTCTAGCTTTGACAATCCTGTTGTCAAAGAAGGCATGAAAGGTATTGCAGACCGCGTGCGTTCAGCACACCCAGATGCAACCCCTAAAGAAGTAGCTAAGATGACTCAAGATTATTTCCTTGCGCTTGCGCAGGCTATTAGTCCTGAAGATTCTGCTGCTGCTGGTAAGGGAGGTAAGGGCGGTAATGCACCGCCAGTCAATTGGCTTGAATACGCCTTGGCTGAATCCAGCTAGGGGCTTGACTATTTATCTTAGAAGCGAGTAACTAAAATGGCTTTTAATCCTAATGGTATCTTTTATACCAGTTTCAATCCCGCGGAGCTGAATGCTCGTAGCTTTGCTGCTACTGTGCTTCATCTCTGGCCGGATGGCAGCTGGCCTTTGTTTGGTCTTACCAGTCAGACTGACTCCCGCTCCACCAGCTCTGTGCAGCATGGCTATTTCACTAAGTCGATGTCTTTTGCATCGCTGACTGTGGATGATGCCACGGGCATGGTTGCTGGTGATACTGTCATGGTTGTGGATAGCACTGTTGGTGTTGTCCCCAATATGGTATTCCAAGTACCTGCTACGCGTGAGAATGTTCGTGTTGTTTCTGTTGATTCAGCTACCCAAGTAACACTTGCTCGTGGCTATGGTNGTGTGGCTGCTGGTGCCATTGCCGACAATGCAGTCCTGTTCTGTGTTGGCAATTCNCANTCNCAGTCNAGTGATCGGCCNANNGAGCGNGGCATGGCAGTNACCTACATTCCCAANTACACACAGATTGTGCGTAATGCTTGGGCNCTGTCNGATACTGCNCGTGCTAGCTTGGCGGAAGCTGGTTACAATAACGTGGCTGCCAATCGTCAGGATTGCATGAAGTTCCATTCTGTGGAAATTGAGTCTATCCTGTTCTGGGGACAGCCAATGGCTCCTACTGGTACGCCTCCGCGGCATACTACCCAAGGGCTGATTGATGCAGTCTATCAGTATGCAGCTGGTAATGTGCAAGCAGCTGGAGCTACCACTACCTTCAATCAGCTTGTGACTATGCTGGATCCTATGTTCCAGTTCCAGTCTGATGCAGGTAGTGCAAAGGAGCGTACCATCTTCACTGATGATACTGGTATGCGTGTCATGCATGAGATTGGTAAGCTGTATGGCACTGTTCAGCTGACTCAGAAAGAAACTACCTTTGGTATGCAATTCACTGAGTTCAAGACCTACAAAGGCATGCTGCGCTTGATTGAGCATCCGCTGTTCAATGGGCTGGCTGTTCCTAGCGGTCTTGCTGTGATCGTTGATCTTCCCACTTTGGGTCTTGCCTATATGAATGAGCGTGATGTGAAGAAAGAAGAATACGACTCTTCGGCTGACAGTACCAATAATGGCAAGGATGCTGTTGGTGGTAGCTTGCTTAGTGAGTTTGCTACGGAGTTCCGTAGTCCTGTCACTTGCGGCATCATCACCGGCCTGACTGCTGGCGCAGCCTAAGCATCATAAGGGAGCCTAGATTGCTGGGCTCCCTTCCCCTATTCCAAGCTGGAGAGTACGACAATGAATATTGCTAAGGGCCGGCCTACTACAGGCGTGATGACCACACAGAATGCCTTTGCTCCACCTCCGGACCCTGAAGTAGAAGCCAAAGCACCTAAGCATAAAGAGGGTGCTACAATCTTCTACACTGTTCCTACTGGGGATGTGTTCAATACCACTTCAGCAATTGGCACCAAGCTGAGTGCAGTGGCTGGGCAGATTTCAGCCATCAACCAAGCTGACATTGATTGGCTCATGCAATTTGTAGAGTCTGGAAAGCTGACACTCACATCTAAGGATTAAGGATGTGGCTACCTTTGCTGAAATCTATGCCAATATTCAGTCTATTGTAGAGCGGCCACATCTTCAAACCTTTATCGAAAGCAGAATCAACGGAGCAATCAATCTTATCAGCTCCTCAGGAAACTATAAGGATGATCTGGTAGAGACTACCCTAGAATCCATAGAAGGTATATCTCCAACTGCTTACATTCAATCAGTCACCTTGCCTGATCGCTTCCGATCCACTCTTTATGTTGACTATCCAGATCCTACAGGCAAACAGGTTCTTGAGCCACTCTCAATAAATGACATCGGCCATAGGGCAGTACGGCACAAGTCCAATGTTTATTATGTGAGTGGTTCCCTTTTGCATATCAAGCATGATGTGCAGACTCCAGTCTTCCTGTTTGGTTACTTTACATATCCAGCTGTCCTGACTGGTGCTCAGTCCAATTGGATCACTATTCGCTTTCCTTGGCTTGTTGAGGAAATTGTCATTGCTGCCATCAGGGTAGTCAATGGAGATGTAGAAGCAGCAGCCTATCTGGACCGGCTTAACAAACAGGAAATGGGAATCTGGTTGCAGGATGCGTTGAGAAGTGAGCAGCTTACAGTAGGTGCAGGCAGATGAGTGGCCCAGTTAGCCCAGTATTTAGAACAGCAGCAACGTCAGCTGATAGCATTGCTAATAGCCATTTAGCTAATATGGCTGAGGCTACTATTAAAGGTAGACCAGCTGGAGCAGGGCTAGGAGACCCTGTAGATTTAACAGCCGCACAAACTCGGGCTATCATAAATGTAGAAGATGGAGCTACCGCAGATCAAACGGCGGCAGAGATTCTAGCCTTACTGCTGACAGTGGATGGAGCTGCTTCTGGTTTAGATGCTGATTTTCTGGATGGGCTATCTAGCACTGATTTTTCCATTGTAGGGCATACCCACCCCTTAGTTGCTGTTTCTGATGTCACCATCACAGCAGCAAATCTTAATTCACTAGATGATGGTGTTGACTCTACTCTGCATTTTCATGATTCTGATAGGAATAGAGCAAATCATACAGGTACACAAGTCTCAGCTACCATATCTGATTTTGCTGAAGCTGTTGATGACAGAACAGCAGTCCTGATTCAGAATGGTACTGGCATTACTTGGACTTATGATGATGTAGCTAACACTTTAACTCCTACGGTAACTATAACTCAATACACCGATGAGCTTGCACAAGATGCTGTAGGAACTATTCTTGTAGACAGTGCCACTATTGATTTTACATATACTGATGCTACACCTGCAATTGGTGCTTCAGTCATTCCTAATTCCCATGTCCAAAAGGTAGAAGTAGCTAAGAATTCAGGAGCTGTAGTAGGTACTCGTAAGCAACTTAATCTGATTGAAGGAACCCAGATAGCACTGACTATTGCTGATGATGGAACCAATGATCAGGTAGATATCACTGTATCAACTAGCGGCCTTGGCACAGCGGCGACNGAAGAACACGGGCACCAGCGGGGATACGGTGCCGCTGTGTAATAGTAACCCGACGATTGGTGACAGAAATCTTACCGTTGGGGCGAATCTAACAACCAATAATTCTTTACGCATCAATGGCGCTGCTGGGTTTGATAGAAGCGTCTATTTCATGGCAAGTGGAGTGAANAGGTGGTATTTCGGCGCAGATACTTCGACAGAATCTGGGTCAGATGCGGGCAGTAATTTATTAATTATTAACTATTCAGATGC